GCACATCCACGCAACCTCACCTGTCGGGGTACGGCTGGCACTGAACGTGTTCTTGCCACCACAAGAGGGACAGTCACCCCGATAGGATGACCGTCCATCAAGCAGTCCTTTCACAGTTTTGCTATTCATCATGTCCACATAGAATGTCTTCGATTACAACCTGTCGGCTGTAGCCCAAGTCGGTAAGCAATTCGATAGCCACAGTGCTGTCGATGTTGCCCTTAGATAAGTCATCAAGCACACGCTCGATGTCGTCATACCAATAGCTCATTTGGTACCCCTTTCAATAGCTGCACGAGTTATCTCTTCAGCATATGTCCAATAGTTAGAGTCAATGAAATCTTGCGTATCGTCTTCGTTAAGACCCATAAGACGTGCCTCGTCTTCAAGGGTCATACGAATCTCGATATCTAACTCGCTGAATCTACCCATCCATAGCTCTCCGATAATCTGCATACTGGTTAAAACGATCTTGCCATAGCTCGTAAGCCATGTCCTGCACTGCGTCCATAGATGGGAACCAATCCTTATCGGCACCACCTCTACGAACATACTCTTCAATGAGAACCTCTTCCGCTTCGTCGTAGTAGTCCTCAAGCTCCACATCACATGAAGGATTGAATCGGTTGATCATATTAGCTCTCTCCAATGCTGACTATTCATACACTTTACCACTTTTTGCTCCCTTATGTCAAGTGTACCGAAGGGGTTAGATGACTTAACCTTGCGCTGTCTGCCATCAGTGTAGTGCGTAGACCACCATGTAAGGGCGTTGTACGTATTCCACATGGAGCCTGTCTTGGGCTTGCCCCACTGGTATGCACCCCTGCCATGCGTATGCCGTGCTTCGTCATCCCATTTACGCATGAGCGTGGATAACAAGCCCTCGTTTACTTTCTTGTCACCTGTGGCATAGTTTTCGTACTTGCATACCGTATGTGAGAACAGATCAAGAACATCATCACGGTTTACGGATGTGTCGTATAGCTTACGATACTCACTCTCGTTCTGACCCATCATGTCCAGTGCTTTTTCTACCTTGGACACAAAAAACTTAGGATCAAAGCCTTTGGAGTGCTTGGCATACACGTGAGCGAACTTAAAGCCACTTACCAAAGTATTCCAGCAAGCCGAACGCCAATCGCCTACCATGCCGTTGTTACGGAACTTACGATTGTAGCTAGTGCGGAACCTAAACTGAGGTGTGACTGTACCGTTACCATCAATGTCGTATGCAAAATCAGGGAACTCAGCAAGAAACTCAAAGTAGCAATCACCTACATTCTTTGTTCTGGTGATTATGTTCTTTGTGCCAAAGCGTTCTTTGATTGCTTTGCCAAGAGGTGTAATCATCGTACCAACGTGAAATAATGGGTACGACTTTGTCGTAGCACAGATGGGTTGATTGGTTAGATCATTAACTAAATGCATAGCTTGATCTTCGGGTATTAACGTACCATCAGCAAGTTTAATAGCTTGCTTTGATACAGGAAAATCGTATTTACTCGCATCGAATACTTCGTCTAACATGAATCTTTTCCTTTTTTCTGTCGTAATGTTTACGTGATTGTACCACCCGCTTTTTATACTTGGGAGTGCGTAAGTCACGGGCGATAGGGTTGCGTTTGGGTAAGTCTTTCTTCATCATTCTTAAATAGTACTACACTATTGATTGAATGTCAATGCCTGAAAGGTATGTCCTTTCAATAACTTAGCCCATTTCTTAGTGGCTTTTATTAGCTCGTTAGGGTGCATACCCTTGTCGTATTCCATGCCCAGTTCAAACACTTCTGGGTTAGTATTATACAGCCTGTCGATAGCTGCAATGCTACTTGCATTGTTGAGAGTTCCCACAGTTACCTTACGTTTATTCATGACATACTCCACTGGATTAAACCTGATGCAAGGATAAAAGTAGCTACACTAGTTAGCACTAGTAATGCACGATCACCCCACATAAATGCTACAGTAAACCAGCATATCTCACCGATTATTGTAACTATCATATTGTAGGGGAACAGGTTTTGTGATGTCAATACCATACCTGCAAGAATAAACACTGTACCGATCCATTTAATGTACCAGTCTAGTGTGTGCGTTGGGGTTAGTTTGTTCTTCATAACTGTGCCTTGTAAACTCTGCCAGTGATGGTAATTTTGTTAGCTGTTCGTAGTCTGTTTAGTGCAGACTTGATTTGATTGTCCTCAAGATGCAATGCTTTACGCATCTTACCGAAAGTGTTAGCCCCATGCGACAGGGCATCAAGCACATAATGTTCATGCTTTTGTTTGGTTAGCTTACGGGCTTTCACTTGCTGTTTGTGTTCCCGTATTTCCGCACTACGTGCCTCACGTGCTTCCTTCTCTGCCTTGTACTTCTGTAAGTCAGGCATCCACCACGGCTCGTTCTTGGGTGGGATATAACTTTCCAGCCACTTAACAGGATCGTAGTCACGTTGCAGGAACTCAGGGATATCCAGGTCATCTTCGATGACTCCGTATTCATCACTAGTTAACAATAATTCGATTCGTAAATCATCGTTAGCTTCTACAAATATCAAACCTTTTTCTTTATAGTCGGGTTGATTTGTAGCGATACAAGCCTCGTAGGTTTTGTTTTTGTTAAGGCGTCCATAACCTAAAACGCTGTAATTTTCGTTAGGTCTTATCTTCATTAGATGTTCGTCCATAGCCAAAGGGTTGTGCCAAAGCCAGCAGTCATAGCTGCAAAGCATAAGATCAGTACGTCAAATGGGTCGAGCTTCATTGATATTCTCCTCGTGTTTTATATTTAATCCATGCTTCGTGGCCTTTACCTTTAAGGTACTTGACCACGTCCTCTGCTGCTGTTCTAGACTCGTGTTTAGTCATAGGGCCTTTATGCGAAAATACTACGTACATGCGTCACCTATAAAAGTGCCAGTAATGATATAAGTGGAAGGGCAGGGAATCGAACCCTGCGTTAGTTCACCCTAATGAACTTTTCATGCTTTAGGGATAGGGTGCCATTGGCTTGTCGGCACCCAACATGAAATTAACCAGCCATGCCTTCCGTAAAATGTATTAACTGCTGACTGCTTCAGTATCTATATAGTACTACAAGCAGCCAGCTATGTCAAGGGTTACCACACTATCATTGTAAGAGATAGCACCATGAATATACCTACCAGGGTGAGGATGGTTTTGATTGTTTCAAGTTCTTTATTCCTGTTCATTTTGTACAACCTTTTTTGCTTGGAGATAGTTAAAAACTGTGATATTTTAGTTTACCGACCCGGAGGGGAGGATATATATATATACTCTATTCCCTGCCCTCTTGGTCAGTATCTATATAGTAGTCGATGAGGGGGCTTATGTCAATAGTCAGAAGGGGCATCGTCATTAACTAGCCCTGTGATACCGCTCATAACTATAGCACAAGCCGACTCTGTAGCTGTCATGCCCTGTACCTGCCTTGATGATACCGGATTTTCGATCTTCACGGTTTGTTCTCATCCAGAAAAATTCCAAAGAAAAACCCCAGCCACTCTGGCTAGGGTTCCCTTTTCCTTCCTTGGGGTTGGGGTTTATCGTTGTTCGTCTAGAAATATCGCAGCCATACCGCCGCTAAATGCTGCCATTGAAATGAGAACCCCAGAGAGTAATAGATCACCTTGGGGGTTGGCTACGATGATCGCCATTGTGCAGAATGTAAACGCGATGGCTGCCAAGAATGTAAGTAATACTGCTAGGGTATGCATTGGTTAGTCCCTCTCATACAGGCTGATTGATGATTGAATCACGTCGTTTTGGTCTTCCAAGAAATCCATGAACAGCATTGCCCCGCGCTCGTTTGTAAAGTCAGCGCGAAGCAGGTCACAAAATCCTTCTAGGATCTCGCTTTCGTAGCACTTCCTACGGTATGTTACAAAATAACGCATTGGATAGTTCCTTTCTCGCTTGGGTGGTAACAATAATGGGCACCCGCTAGGATGCCCATCGGTTGTTAGCACTTAGGCGGCGTCTTTCAATTCAGCCATTACGAAGTCAGCAGCGTTGTCGTACTCCGCAGCCAAGGCTTGAGTGTGGGCAACCTTAGCAATCTCGATGGCAGCCAAGACCACCTGCTTCTCAGCTTTGTTCAGGTTGGCAATGTTAGCCTGACGACCCGTTGACTTGCCGGTAATCAAATCGCGCAGGGCAAGGAATGTCTCATATCCCCCGCTTCCTTGATCGGCTAGAGCATCCTTGGAAGTAGCTTCCTTGGTGCCCCGGTTGGCCCGCTCTTTGGCTCCAACCTTTTCAGCCTGCTTGGCAATAGAGCCAGAGCCCGGTACACGTGTCCAGTCAAGGGCCGTTGCATTGCGCTCTGGCGTGTTGGGGCATTTCGCGTCGATTACCCCGCCGTCACTATCACGCAAAACGAATGTTTCGATTAGCTGGTTCTCGTGGGCTTGCAGCTCATTGGCAAACACTACAACCTTGCCATCGTCGTCCTTCACATCCTCCGGCGCGAGGCGGTGGGCCTCCGAAAGCTCAGCAGTCAAAGCAGACTGAATACCCGCATTGATGCGACGCATGAAGGTTTTGTAACCGGGCTCACTCGTTTTCATGACAGTGATTCCGCCAGCTAGATACACCATATTTTGAACCATGGATGGCGAGGGTACTTTGCCCAAATCGTCGATGTAAGCGGAGATAGCTGGCGCTGCTACACCTGCTACCTTGGCAATGTCCAAACGCTTTTGCTCCTCAGTCTTGGCGGAGGTGACCAACACTTCCTTGAAGACTTTCTTCATAGCCTTGGCGTTGGATGGCGTGAAGATGCTCTCCACTTCGGTTTCAACTACTTCACCGTTCTGATCTTTACCTTTAATTGTCTTAGTCATTGTCTCGTTTCCTTGTTTCCTTGGTTTTGGCGAGGGGACAATTCCCCTCACCGATTTAGTAATATTAATCTATCCGACCTCTTAGGTCAATACAGGGTCTAACAATACCCGTCCCATTCTGCTTTGGGATTTAATTCCACCCGTTCGATTGTGAGGTATGCCTGTTCGGAGGATACTTCGTATCCATTGAAATTGTCTTCAACATTTAAATGAACCGGGCCTGCTGCTGCTATGGCATAATCCAATGCCTTGTGGCGTGAAGTGAAAACACGGGCCCCGGCCCCATCGTTCAAACCGTTTATTACCCATGCGTGGCGCGGGATGTGAATTTGTGGTGCATTTGCCATTTTAATAACCCTTTCAAAAGTATGGTTTTATGGGGTTCCCCCCGTCTCGTGATGAAAGTGTTAGCGCAGCCGGGTCGGATAGACAATACCTAATTTCACTGTGAGAAATGATTCTGGAAAATAAATTGATTTAGTACAGAACGAGAACATCAGGACATTTGTCCCAATGTTCTGGTAATGTTCCATTATTGGTCAAATCGGGTTGATAGTTCCATGATTATAGAAATGATAATGATTATCAGAGGGGGGCGTATCCCATAGTGGGATTATATTTCCATAGATATGGAATTAATATTGGGCATCTCTGAGGAGTGGAAAAGGCGGGATACGAATTACCTACCAGTAGAATATTATTGTGCTGTTCTGGGATATCGAAAGGGTACCGGGGGGGACCGGACCCCTAGCGGGCGTACGAAGAGGCTACTTAAGAATTTCTACAATAAATTATTGAAATAGGGAATAGACGTAGTATAGAGGTCCCTAGCCCTTCGGCACACTAAGGGGAGGGCGGGGGCCAACTATATGTATATATAGAGTAGGGGGGGTATATATCGATTCTCACGAACCGATAACCTTATTATAACAATAAAATACAGGTCTGTCAAGCAAAGGTACTTAACCCCTTGTAATTACACAATACACAAAATAGCCCTATTTACAGTTTTGTACATGCACATTTATTCTGTAATGATTACAGATAGTTATAAGGCAAATGTACAAACAGTTTTATTTAGCCTTATTTTCCTATATACAGAATGTAATGATATCAACTACTTAGTATTTTGTACTTGACAACTTGTAAGAGATTATTATAATGTATAATAGAGGCTATGCGTAAAAGGTAGCCTATGATGCTTAAAGGAGATCAACATGGTAAAGCTACAACTAATGCACGACAATAACGACCTGTTTACCAACATGACGCATATTCAAAATATGGTCAGAGATATGACAGGAAATAAATATCCATTCATGGATGTTGCTAAACTAGGAGATGACGAATACGCACTAAGGTTTGCGGTAGCGGGATACAAGAAGGAGAATATCTCTGTGGAGCAGACGGGACAGTTTCTCACTATTGAAGGTTCATGGGAAGAGGATGCCGTCCAGTATCTCGTAGAAGGAATAGCCAAAAGAAAGTTTCATAGACAAATACCCTTGCAAGAACATATTAAGGTAAAGCAGGTACACATGGAAGACGGGATGCTCTGTATTCATCTCGTTAAAGAAGTCCCCGAAGAAAAGAAACCTAAAACTTTTGAGATCAAGTAATTAAGGTAGCAGCAGTAGGCATAAGGAATAAGTACGTGAGATCATCATTCATAATTACCTTGCTCGTAGGACTTTTGTTTTCTTATCCTACTGCTGCTTCCGATTTAGAAGCTGGCGATGTTATTAAGGTATACGGATACTGTAACATTGAAGGGGCGGTTAAGTTAGAGCAAACAGCCCAGAAAGATGTTAAGAAAGCCAAGGCACTAGTAGATTTCTACATGGAGAATGGTATTTGCCAGAACTCTGTAGTTAACGGTAGGCCCTTTCTTGCAGGGCTACGTCAAGTCGTATCTACATTTAAGGATGCAGAACACGACTTTTTTGAAGTATGGGAAGTCGATATTATTGGGATTCCTGGGGTTTACTACATATTAAACAGATTGGAGAACGTATCGTAATGGCCGGTTATGGAAAAATGCCTAAAAAACCTAAGAAACCAGCAAATAAGAAGGGTAAGAAGAAGTAATGGCTAACTATGCTGTAACGGATTATCTCACCCCCATCGGTAGCCTTGTAGAGGTTGTGGCTGCTATGGAAACTCAAATAGAAACTATTGACGATAGCAAGACTCTGCGAGTCTGCGACATTAAACAAATCAGTGGCGACACGTTTGTTGGTGTTATTATTCATGATGCGTAAAGATGGCAAAGAAGGGCGAATACAAAAAAAATGCGTCTGCGGAAACGGTAAGGCAGAGAAAGAAAAATCAAAAACCGAAACACAAACGGAAGAGAGTAGAATCTGCGCGTGCCCGCCGAGCGAAGGGACTCTCAGCCCGCAAGGGGAATGTTGGTAATAAGCTAGGTCGTAAGGAATACGATCATAAAACAAAAAGGATGGTTAGCCGCAAAAAAAATCGCTCTCAAGACAATAATAAAAATCACAAAAAAGCTAAAGCATAAGAGGTTAGAATGTCATACGGTGACGGCGGTGTAGAAGACGACGCAGAAGCAGGGGAAGCTGCATCCGGTGATGTAGGCCCGGGCGATGACGGTGGTAACAATGACGTACAGTCTATGGTGGACACGTTTAGTGAGTTTACAACCGGAAACTTCAATAACACTAACTTCGGCGGCAATGAAGCGAATACTAATTTTTCTGTAGGCTCACAGAAAGGTGGACAATCTACCAAAGGTGGAAACTTCGCATCTGATTACGCAATGACAGCATACGCAGCCCCTGCACCTCAAGACCTTAGTAAGGCTGGTCAAAATGAACTAGCCATGCAAGCGAGAGAAGCGGCTACAAGCAGAGCGTTAGGACAACAGCAATCAAATGCTCTAGCTGCTACTGCTGTAGATGAAGATGGATTTATGGGTATGTTTGGGCGTAAGTCTCCAGCCGCAGAAGATATGGCTAAGTATGGAGAGTTTTACCAAGCTGGCTTCTCTAAAGATATTAACAATGTTGCAAACCCCGGTGCTTCTCGTAGTGGACTTGCACCATCTATGGCTGTAGATATTGCGACTAACCCATTTGGTAGATTCTCATCCACAGGTGAAAAGGTTGCAGCGGCAGCACAAATGGCATTACCTGGGGGTTCTATTATTGGTGCAGCTAGGGCACTAGGCATGATGAATACTACAGGTCTTGGTGGTCAACCCGGCAGTAAGGGCAAAGACGATAGTAATGTTACTACTGGACCTACACGCTCTACACCTAAGCCACTTACCCGTACACAGACAAACAATAACAAGACAACATTAAATGTCGGACCTAGCCGTAGTACATTACGTGGCTACGGACGTGGTACAAGGAGAGTCTACTAATGCGGGACATGGCGTTAAGAAAACCTACTAAGTCTAAATTCAAGCAGTTTTCTGCAAAAGGTACGGAAGATTTAGAGCATTGGCGTCGTGTGTTCGTAGAAATTGCAGACCCTACTGAATATGAGCCAGCCATTCAACTAGCAGGTTCTTGGCAAGAATGGCAACGCATGAAGAGAGAGTGGAAAGAGTTTAGAGAAAAGATTTTAATTGATTGGTTAGCAGAAGTTGAGATTAAACTACGCTCCGAAGCCATTAGACAAGTCTGCACACATGCAAGACAAGATGGCGGAGCAGCCGCAGCTAAGTGGCTAGCAGAAGGTAAGTACAACCCTCGTAAAGTTGGCAAGCCTAGTAAAGCAGAAATTGAAAAGCAAGCTAAGATTCAGTCCAAGATCGACCTAGAGGTTGAGGACGATATAGCTAGGGTATTAGATACTGAAGGACTGAAACTCGTAGAGGTAAATTAATATGGTACATACACCGGGACATAAATCAAAGTCTAGTTCTGTTCGTAAGCCGGGAACTAAACCACCAGCACCGTCTGTATATAAAAATAAACCAAAAGCTAAACGGCCCAAATCTGTAAGAAAACCAGAAAACACACAACAGAATCGTCTTAGACAAGCTAAAACAGCAGTGCGTGCTAGTATGGTAGCAAAAAAAGACAAGTCTGCTAATGCAGCTAAAGCTAGGCCACTTTCTGTACGTACAGACGACCAACCATCACCGGGCAAGCCTATTGGTCGGCAGTATGTTAATAAAGCTAAAAAACGGGTTGCTGCTGCTAATACGGCTAACGCGCCTAAGAAAAGAGTAACTCCACCAGCAGATACGCGCCCCAAGAGCAAATCGTCTTCTACAGTTAAACCTACAAATGAAGAGGCTCGGCGTACAGCGCAAGCAAAGAGGCTTGGTACAACGCCAGCAGCTAAAAAAGCTAAGAAGATTGTTACAAACGCTCCTGTAGATATGTCTGGTGTAAAGCGTATGCCTGATCGTTCTATGGCAGAAGCGGGTGCAGCGGGTACGAAAGCTTTTAAAAAGATTTTAAAGGGACCATCTAAAAGAGTTAAGACTTCTGTTACACCCAAGACTGGCGGGAAGGCACCAAAGCGTAAGTCTATGGCAAAAGCAGGTGCGGAAGGCACAGCAGCTTTCTCAGCTATGATTAAAAGAGTTTTGGGTGCTGGACGCCAAGAAGGAAAAGGTAGCCTGGACTCATTCGCAAAAGGAGTAGGAAGAGCTAAGGTAGAAGCTAAAGGTTACGATGCTTCTATGGGCAAAAGTGCTGGCTCTGTAACTAAAGCTGCACCTAAGAAGGATAAGAAAGGCCCTAAGAAGAATGTAGCATCTCCTAAGGCTGACTATGCACCTAAAGCAAGTACGTCTAAGGAAGGTAAATTGTCTGGTATTAAACCACCAAAAAAACCAGCTATGCCTATGCCGAAGAACCTGCCTAAGACCAGTGAGAATGTAGACACTGCTGAAGCAGTTACTCCCTCAAAGGATGCTAAGGTAGCTAAACTTAAAATTGGCCGTGGCACACCAAAAGGGAGATATGGTGCTGCACCTAAGCAAAGTCAAACCAGCATACAGCCAAAAGGCAATACAGGTGTAGTCGGTAAGTTTGAGGATAAGATCGGCGGCTTCATGTCTAAGGTCTTTGGATCATACTCAGCAGCCAGTGGCGTAGAAGGCACAGATAGCTATACAGTTAAGAAGTACAAAAAGGGAAAGAGAGTCTAAGTGGACTTTGTAGACGCTAACAAGCTCTACCCTAATGAGGGTTTATCGCAGCAGCAACAAGATGTGCGTCAAGCTGCGGTAAATAACTTTGAGGCTTTCATACGCCTTGTAGCACCTTATCAGCTTATGGCACATTGTCATATAGCTATGACGAAATGGGCACAGAAGTTTAGAGATGAAAACAGATTGTTACTCTGGCCCAGAGATCATGGGAAAAGTAGATACGCAGCCTTCTATGCAGCGTGGGAAGTTATACGCGATCCTGCTACGACGATTATATATGCTAGCGCAACAGCGGAAAAAGCAGAAGAGCAGTTAAGGTTTATTAAGTCTATTCTGGACAGTAAGATTGTAGCAAGGTATTTTGCTAACCTTATAGCTCCAGAAGAAGGTAAAAGGGAAGCGTGGAACAAAACATACGTAGTTGTAGACCACCCCTACCGTAAGTCAGAAGGGGTTGTAGACTCTACGATTATGACATGCGGCCTAGAGAAGACAATTACAGGCAAGCATTGTAAAAGATTAATACTAGACGACATTGTTGTACCAGAAAACAACACGCAACAAGGCCGTAAGGACGTAAATGCGTGGGCTGCACAAGCAGCATCTATTATGAGTGCAGAGTCAAGCATGTTTGTGGTGGGTACTCGCTACCACCCCAAGGATGCCTACCAGCTTATGATGGACATGGCCTACGATGATGAAAACGAAAACGAGGACGGGGATATAGAAATTAGCGAGATTCCCATGTTTACCATCATGATGGACAATGTTGAGGCGGATGGGGAGTTCCTGTGGCCTCGGCAACAGCGCAAGGATGGTAAATGGTTCGGGTTTAACAAGACTGTTCTAGCTAAAAAAAAGGCAGTATACGAAAGTTTAGGAGAAATCACACAATTTTATGCTCAATATTATAATGACCCTAATGATAAGTCTACAGCACCGATTAGCCGCGATCTTTTTAAGTATTACAAAAGGGAAGAAGTTGAGTTCGTTGCCGGTTTATGGACGATTATGGGTCGCCCTGTATGGATGTATGCTAGTATCGACATGGCGGCGACTACGAAAGACACTTCAGACTACACTGTTATTACAGTGGGAGCGATTGACGAAGACGGTAACCGCTACGTGGTCGATATTGTACGATTCAAGTCGGCAAAAACTTCAGAAATACTGGATAAAATTACGGAAGTTTACAGAAAGTATATCTTTAAGAAGATGCGTATCGAAGCTGTTGCGGGTTTTAGACTCGTGGCGCAAGATTTGGCAGATAGACTAACGGAAATGGGGATACGAGTTCCGATAGACTTGTATTTACCCCCTAATTCCAATAGCAAGTTTGCCAGGGTTAATGGAATCCTAGAGCCCCTGTACCAGAATGGTGCCATTTACCACTACAGAGGTGGTAACTGCCAAGTACTAGAGGACGAGCTAGTGTCTGTTAACCCACTTCATGACGACACCAAGGATGCCTGGGCTATGTGTGTAGACATTATGGTGCAGCCAATACAAAGACGGCAACAACGAACAGGAAATGTTGTGAACTTTAACAAGAGATTCGGGGGCATGGCTATATAATGGCTTACTCATCGTCAACGGGTAGCGGTCATACCCTTTCAATCACTGGTGTAGACGATATGGCAGTGCGTATCGGTGAAATGTGGATGCGCTACAACACCGAAAGACGTAATGCACTGACATTAAACGAAGAAGCACGTAGATTTGTCTATGCTACGGACATTGACAGCACCAGTGCAGCGGATCAACCCCATAAAAACCGTACACACCAGCCAAAACTTACGCAGATAGCGGATACGCTCAAGTCACAGTACTTTGAAGCGTCGCTATCCATGCCTAAGTTCTTCAGACTACCCTCTCCAGCCAAAATAGCCCCTTCTGTGGCCCTTGCAATGGAGAAATGGCTTACTGTCAAGTTTGAACAGCGTAAATTTAGAGAAACAGTCGGCAGAGAGCTTGTTAGTGACTTTGTAGACTACGGTAACTGCTTCTGCACAGTAGATTATATCATTGAGCGTGACCATAAAGGCAACGTGCGGTACAAAGGTCCAGATTGGAAGCGTGTATCGCCTATGGACATTGTATTTAACCCAAGGGAGAAGTTTCAAAAAAGCATTAAGATTGAAAGTTGTCAAATTCATATTGCAGATATCTCTGAGTTCCCACAAAAGTACCCTAACGCAGGGTTTAATAAAGGCAAGATACAAGAAGCTATCGGAACAAGGAACCCAGAAGGCTTAGATGATTGGATTGATGTAATTAAGAACCGTGGCATCAATATGGATGGATACGGTGGTTATGACTCATATTTCAAGCAAGACTTAGCCGAGGTACTAATCTATAGGGGAGATATCTTTGACCCTAAGACCGGGGGAATCCAACGCAACCGGGTTGTCTATGTTATGGACAGGGCGCATGTTATACGGAATGAGCCTTCTGCTTCACCTGCTGGCTTTGATGGAATACATCACGCAGGGTGGAGAAGTCGGCCAGATAACACATGGTGCCAAGGGCCGCTAGACAATATAGTTGGGATGCAATATAGGATAGATCATCTTGAGAATCTCAAAGCTGATGTATTTGATGTCATTGCTCAACCCGTTTTTTTCATCAAAGGGGATGATGTCCAAGAGCCGAGTGAAGGCTACCGCCCTGGCGCGACTTATTATGGCGGGGTTGATAGTGATGTTCGTACTATTACTCCAGACGCTACGGCACTAAACGCAGACAACCAGATTGCTCTATACCAGCGTATGATGGAAGAGATGGCTGGTGCACCACCAGAGACACGGGGTATTCGTACACCCGGTGAGAAGACAGCATTTGAAGTAAGCAAGCTAGACCAAAACGCTACAATGATGTTTGTAGACAAGGCACGTATCTTTGAGCGTATGCTAGAGTCTATGCTAAAAGAAAGCTTTGAGCTTATGCTGCTTAACTTTGATATCGAAGACTACAAAGAAATCTTTGGTGATGAGGCAGAAGATTTAGGACTACGTGCTTTGTCAATGGAGTCAGAGTTATCTCGTGGAGAGTTCCAAGCTATTGGTGCACGTCATTGGACTCGACGTAACCGGGAAACCTTAGAAATAAATAATTTCATGTCAGGCCCAATGCAAGACCCCAAGATACGTGCACATGTGTCTGGTATAGCTCTCGCTGATTACTGGGAGCGTAAACTTAACTTGGAAGATGAAGGGATTGTCGAAGAAAATGCTGGCGTTAAGGAAGATGTTCGACTTCAGGCCATTGCTCAAGAAGAAGCTCAAAGGCTTCAGGAAGTTGCACAGAGCGACCCAGTTGGAGTTGGAGACGTTACCGGCACAGGTACTGAGACATTTACCGGACAAGCAGGACCGGCAGTCGGTGGTGTCCCAGGCGAAGGGCAGTCCTAAGTTAATAGAGTACTTGACAGAGGTACTAGAAGAAGAGGTGAACCGTAGTATCTTTACCGAAGGCTACGGCACAGAAAGGGCCTACCATGACGGGAAAGCCCATATGGCAATGGAACTAATTAAATTATTGAGAGGAATTACTAATGAGTGAAGCGTTGACCGACGCACTAGCAACCGTAGAGGCTCCAGCGAAAGACCCAGTAGCGGCAGAGCCAACGAGCAATGAAGCACCATTTCTAGATACCCTTGTAGGAGATGGTAAGAAGTATAAAAATACTGATGAACTTGCTCGTGCTTACCACCACGCCAATTTACATATCGAGGAACTAAAAGGTGAACTCGGTGAGGTACGTGGTAGCAAAGAGGCTCTTAGTGAGCTTATCTCTGAGATTCGCAATTCACAACCCGAAGAACGAGTAGAAGCACCAGCCGCACCACAGGTTGCTGCGGAACCTCAAGTCCAGACGGCAGATATAGCGAATATCGTAGAACAACAAATTCTTGTAAGGGAAGAAGAAGCACAAAAGAAAGCTAATGTTGCCACGTCCTTACAGAAGCTTGTTGGTGTGTATGGCAGTGAGGCGCAAGTCAAAGCTGCAATCACAAAGGCAGTAAACCAAGACCCGGCTGCACAAAAGACTATTGATGATCTAAGCATGTCGAGTCCAGAACTTACTGTCAAATTCGTTACGGGGTTAGTACAGCCTACTGAGCCTGTAGTCAATAACCCTGGAGTCGAAGCCGTACAGGAGTCACCTATTCCAATGAACGGGACGCTTACTTGGGCACAATGTCGTGAACTCAAGAAGTCTAATCCCAAGGAATATAACTCTCCTGCTTTCCGTCAAAGGATTGAAGCAGCAGCAGCCGCTGCCGCAGATCGCGGTGAAGACTTTTTCGCAACCTAACTAGAGGAGAAAGCCTAGATGGCTCTTGATACATCTAACAATTCCTCGTTGATCCGTACAGCTTTATGGGCCAATGAGGTAAAGGATGTTCTGCAAGAGGAGCTTATGCTGGACGCCCACTGTCGGTGGATTACTGAGTTTCCAGACGGCGACACGCTGAACATTCCAACCCTGTCAGAAATGACGGTACGTAACTACTCAGAGGGTGCACAAGTCACTCTCGATGACCCGACCACGGGTAACTTCACGCTGACCATCGACAAGTACTATCAGTCGGGCTTCAAGATTCCTGAGAAGTTCCGCCACGATAGCTTCTATGTCCAGGTCGCAGAAAGCAACTTCGTACAAAAACTGACCCGTGCCCTCATGGAGCAGAAAGAGTCCGACATTGCTAACCTGCAAGCTGGTCAGACGGCATCGAACCCTAACACCATTGACGGTGTAGACCACCGTTTTGTTGCTACAGGTTCTAACCAAGTTATCACTCTTGCTGACTTCCAAAAAGCCAAACTGGCCCTGGACAAAGCATCTGTGATGCGTGGTAACCGTCGTGCATTTGTTGATCCTAGCGTGACGTTTCAGTTGCAACAGATAAGCAACGTCATCCAGCAAGACGTGTACGGATCAAATGCTTTCGTTAAAGAAGGTATGAACGGCACGGCTTATGTTGGTCGCTTTGCTGGCTTTGATCTCTTTGAATCATTGTTCCTCGACAACAATGTGACTGAGACTATCACTGCAACTGCCCCTGCCGCTGGTTCGGTCACGGGCACCAACGCCTTTGTGAACATGTTCCTTGGTGAAGAAGCTTTCATCGGTGCGATGCGGGCAATGCCAGACATGGACGCTTGGTATGACAACAACACTCGTTCTGATGTTTACCATGTGACGATGCGTTACGGAGTGAAAATCTTCCGTCCTGAGTCCCTGGTTTGCATTTTGTCTGAGTAAGGATAGGGAGGTCTAAGTACAATGGCGCAAGCTCGTACTCCTGCTGGTTCCGCTCAGTCGAGCGGTTCGGGCAAAAAAATTGATGACACGACTCAGCATCCTACGGACATCTCGTTCCCGGTTGTGCCATCTCGTATGAACCGTCGTCGGAATGGCGTTGTGACTTATCGCGTTGCCGATAAGGCTGATGCCTCCGCTGACTTTGTATATGGCTTCATTGCCGAGGACAACGGTAAGATTGAGTCCATTCGTCTTGAGAATGGTGCCCAAGCTATCAACGGTTCTCATGGCTATGAGCTTCAATTCATTAACACTGACAATGGTGACGAAGTAGTAGGATACTTCGGCTTCGGTGCTGGTACGGAAGCTGTTAAAGCTACCGACAAGGACTCGGCTGTTGCAGCTAATGAATTGAGTGAATTGGTCAACACCACCGCGAAAAACTTTGGCAAAGGGCACTTCGTCCAAGTCACTGCTGACCGCGATGGTACGGCTGTTCAAGCGACTATCGACATTGTTGTTTCTTACAGCAGTGAAGGTATTGCTGACGACTAAGGTGTTAGGGGGCTTCGGCCCCCTTCCATCTCTTTTAGGAGAATATAATGGCTACAGCACACTCTACACTTACTGGCGCTGATCTACACGAACCAAAAGGTGTAGCGGCTGCTAACGCCGATCAGATTTACATTGCTAACGGGTCTGGCTCTGGCGTATGGACAAATGCAGACAACAACATCTATCTCACACTAGAGTTAGATGATATTAGTACTGCATCTAGTACGTGGCTTGCATCACCCTGCACAGGTACGATTAGCAAGATTCAAACTATTTTACACGGTGCTATCTCTGGTTCTGACGCTGTGATTACGGCTGAACTTAATGGCGTTGCTGTTACAGGTTCTAGCATTACCGTAGCACAGTCTGGTTCCGCTGCCGGTGATATAGATTCTTCTACGCCATCAGCAAACAACGTGCTAGCGGTTGGAACTAAGATTGAGATTCTTACAAACGGTGCATCTACAGGCACAAAGCGTTTGTCTATTACACTAACAGTTACCCCGACCTAAGAGGTAGGTTATGAAGCTCACGCTCCTCCAGATTGTTCAAGACATGCTTACTTCCACTGACTCTGAAAACGTGTCTAGCGTGGGTGAGACAGAAGACGCAGGTATGTGTGTGAATATCGCTAACCGTGAATTTGAAAAGCTTATCTCAAAGTATCGTTGGCGTCACACACGTACCTTTGGTAAGTTAGACACTACTGCTAACAACCATGAAATGAAGATTCCTACCACGGCTATCGCTATCGTACATGACCCTGTATACTACGCTGGTGATAGAGTCTACTGGATGGACCCTGATAGGTTCTTAGGCTACACGATTGAGCGTAATACTTCTGAGACTAATATTACAGAGGTAAACCATGTTAAGGTGTACACGGATCGTAACCCCAAGTACTGGACCTCGTTTGATGACGAGACACTTGTATTTGACGCCTACCCTACAGCTAGTGGTTTAGTGTCTGATGATTTCGATGTTATACTCTACAACCATCCGACAAGTAGGCTTACAGCGGATGGTGAGTTCTTCGATCTCCCGCCGCAAGCGTTTAGTGCTTTGGTGGAAAGATGTGTGTCTGTGGCTATGCTTGAGATTAAAGGCGATACTTCAGGTGCACAAATAAAGAAGCGGTCTGCTGACAATGCGGTTGCCGCACTCTCTCGTAACGCAAGACTGGTAGATGTACCAGATGACCGTCGTAAGTATCTTGTTACACGTCGTTCTATGCGTAACACTTATAATCGTACTGAAAGGATTATGCCCTAATGCAACCTGTGGATTTGACCAAATTCCCTAACACCGGAGGGTGGCATGTTGTCCATGACTCCGATAACATGGTATATAAAATTAAGTCAGGTAAAGGACAAACTAAGAACCAAGTGTTCACTCAACGTAGATTTGCTGAGAAGGCACTTGCAGATTACCTAGAAGAGTTAGCCAAGCCAGCACGGCCTGTAGGTCGTCCTCAAGGTGCAAAGAATAAAGTTAAGCCAGAGGCATAATGTCCACTAGAAAGTTACAACTCCCCGTTGCAGGATTTACTGATGGCCTGAATACTGAGGCTTCTGTCCTGAACGTACTACCGTCTGAATTCATGGAAGGCACCTCTAACATAGAGCTATTCCAAAATGGTTCTGTGCGTAGACGTAGGGGAGTAGACTTTCTAGGTGCATCTGATGCTGGTGGGTTCTTACAAACCATACGTACAGATGTTATACAAAACGAACTAAGGCAGGAGTCTCCTGCTGGTAAGTATTTTAAGCTTACAGCACCTAACGGTAATATAGTAGAAAGGATAGTTTTAGACTTAAACAACGAGTTTCACGTTTTTGAGGTAACCTCGGATAGCCTAACAAACATTGACAGCCCTACACAGGTCATTTCAAGGACTGTAGAGGGTATTATACACGCTGACCCGCAACAGAAATATGCTAATATGCAGTTCGCACAGTCTGGTAATAGACTGTTTTTTGCGGGTAAGCATTGTCACCCTGGCTATCTACAGGTGTCCAGCGATAACTCTACATTAGAGGTAGTATACTTAAACGTAATTATACGTGACCCTGATGCCACAACTACCAATGCAAGGGTGCAGCATAACTCTAAGTACTATGATGCCATCCAATCTCATACAGGCTCGTCTTCTAATGAGCCGGGTGTAGGTGAAAACTGGGAACAGTTCTGGATACTAAATGATGGAGCTATCCCAGGTGGTACAGCATCTTGGTCATCTTCTACTTCGTATACATCTACAATGGTGTTGCGGTACAATAAGCATCAATCCGTAACAGCCACAGACACATTCCCTACTACGGTAGAGTTCTTTGCTGGTAGCGCATGGCTAGCCGGTGATCCTAAGTTCCCTAACTTTGTGTACTTTTCACAGGTGGTTATAAACGATGGAGACTTGGAAAAATATCATCAGTTTGCTGACCCGTTTGACAGTAGTGACTCAGCTATTGTTGATGATGACGGCGGTGTTGTTGCTATTCAAGGCGCTGGTCTGGTTAAACGACTACTCACCCTTGGAAGTAGTATATTCATAGGGTCTAACACAGGCATCTGGCAGTTAAGTGGGCCAGACAAACAATTCAAGGCTACAGACTTTGTTGTATACAATGTACTTAATGACGGCATAGATGGCCCTGAGTGCATGGTGGCTGTAGCGGATGAGTTTCTTGTCTTCGGGCAGGATACTATGTGGCGCTCTACTATACAGACTAACCTATCTGTATCTACCGCAGGACAGGCTGTATTTCGTAGTGTGTCAGAGAACAGAATCGAGGCATTGTATGCAGCTATACCACGGGCTTCTAAGGCCACTGGTAGGGCTGTATTTAACCCCTCAGAGCAACGAGTATACTTCTTCTATAATAAGACAGTCACAGACTTTACTAAGTCGTATGGGGGCTTAGAGGAGCCAGGATATACTAAGGATGTGCTTATCCTAGATACACGCTTCCAAGATGATATCCTACCTACAGAACAACAACAGAAGCTGAGAAGATCAGTAAAGGGAGCGTTCTTTGAATATTCTTTCTACGATGGTGCGAATACAGCACAGCCTTACATTGCACTTCCCATTGTTTCCCCAGATGTTCCTCCTATTGACGAGCCTGTTGTTACTTCCTCCGATACAGTAGTTACGAGTACAGGTGATCCTGTCGTAGCATCTGGTGCAGCCGACCCTAAAGATGTTTTGCTGGTACTGGCTATGCAACGTACAGAGTCCGCACCTAACGCTATTATTAAAGCAGCCTTTGCGTCTTTGAACACAACTAACCTTAAAGACTGGGCTTCTGATTCTAACTTTGCTGTGTCGTATGAAAGCCCCATATTCTGTGGTGTACAAACAGCAAGGGATGCGTTACATGAAAAAACTATTACATATGTTTACCTCGTATTCAAGAGGGTCGAATCTGGTACGTTGGACTCCAACAATATTGACCTTACTCCTGGTGCTTGTCTTATGGCTACTGCATGGGATTTTGTCTCCGACGATGCCGCCCCTGGACACACCACCTTTTTCAACGATGTAGTCAATTCAAGTGGGGATGAGGTTGTAGACTCTATTGGAGAGCAAGTATATAGCCGTAATCCTATGAGAGAGGTATACCACCCAACACGTTATACGTATGGACGAGCAGGATCAGGAGATATTGATTACAGCCATGTCTACTACAAACATCGTATACGGGGTAGAGGTAACGTGTTTCAGTTACTATTTTTGAACGATGGTGATAAGGACTATCATCTTATAGGTTGGACACAGCAGTTCTATGGAAAAGTCGATTAGAGTAGCCATTAACGATGCGGTAGTAGCTACGTATATAATGGATGATGGAAAAGAGATAGTAGGTCAGATAAAAGTAGAGATATTTGCAGAGTATGTGTTAGTACACCCGCATCTGTTCAAGGTAAATAAAACTACGTGCAAAGCTGCACAGGAACTATTTAAGAAAGTTTGTGAAGACATGAAAGCTAGAGAATACAATGCGGTACATGCTACGACAGATAACGCAGCTATGGTACGCATGATAACACAAGGCAAGGCAAAGGAAATTATGCCTAGCATCTACGAGTACGGAGTGTAAATATGCCACAGGTTGCTATAGGCGTAGGTCTAAGTCTTATAGGTACAGCTATTGCTTCAAAAGCAGAAGCTAAGAAAAGTAAGAAACTCATGCGTTTAGCGGAAGAGCAGCAAGCGTTACGTGAGAAGCAAATGGGTTTAGAGAAGGCTGAGAAACAAAGGCAACTAGATCAAAACAAACGTATTAGGCAAGCTGCTTTAGCAAGAAGCTATGCGGGTAGAGGCCTAGACACGGAGAGGATGGATATAGAGGCACAAAGCGTAGGCATGGGCTTTGAAGGTGCAAAGTCATTCTTGGAGCAAAGCTTTCAGAATCAACTGGGTATATCTGGGCTAGGTACGGAGATGACTAGAGTGCAGTCACAACCATCTATGGGGTTAGGCACTCAACTGCTAACAGGTGGTCTTAGCTTAGGTGGTCAGTACCTCACAGGCTCAGGCGTACAGTCTGGTGAATTAGGGGAATACTTCTAATGGTTAAATACATGGGCGTAGACCAAACTACTTCTCGTGCTTCTATGGGCGCTGTATCCCCTGCACCAGTTATACAGGCACCTAATGTCGGTGGAGATATTGTTAAAGCAGCGGTAGGTATAGGCTCACAGCTTATCTCAGAAGGCATGAAGAGTGCTGGTGCTAGGCGAATAGGCAAGAAGGCTTTAGAAATTACAGAAAGCCTAGAATCTAGTCTTGATCTTAGTGTTATAGAACGTGACAAAAAAGTCACAAGTATGATTAGAGCAGGAATAGAAAGTGGGGATATACGTTACCAAGATGTCGCTGGCGTAAAAAATGCAATCACTCGCACTGAAACAACAAGGGTAACTTTACCAGATGGCACTATTGTAAATAAAGCGAAGGATGGCTCTTTAATAGCACCTCAACAGCCTACACTCGAAGGCAAGCTAGCCAACCAAATGGTTGAAAATGGTACGAAGATAGAGCTTGCTTTTCCAAAAGCTACAAGAGTCTTTCAAGATATGATAGGCACAAAGATGCCTAATGCTTTAGACAACGCTCCTGTAATCGAAGCTGCTACTAACTTAACAAATTTCTTTGAAACTGTAGATAACCAAACGCTCATAGCTCAAACTGGTATGACAGAAGAAAGTTATAAAATGGCGCTACAAAACAGAGGGGCTATGTTTAAAACGCTTTTGTCTAAGCTAGAAAGTGAAGTAGCGAGTGTAGCAGTAGCACAGAAGCTAGGTGCAGGTGACGGGGATATAAACATGAACGCCCCGCAACTTGCTATGAAAGCTTTCTATGACGATTTACGTGTGCAGATGACTCCCCAAAGGCTTAGGGCACTCGGCTTGTCACCGGATACTGTTGAAAAAATGGCATCAACAAGTCTTACTACTATGAAAACATTTGCAGAAGACGCAACTAAGATGGGTGCGGTAAATGCTGTAGCACGTATGAGGGACCGTGTATCTGTCACTATGGAGTTAAATATACTTGAAGGTAAAAAAGACGCCCTTTCTAGATTATCTACAGAAACAAGAGATATGTTAGATAAAGCAGATTTTACTTCAACAATAATGACTGCATTTAAAATAACACAAGAAGCGGGCATAGCCCCTGCTAACCAAGACGTTCTTGGCCGAGTTCTTGTTAACGAGTTAATATTAGAGCCTACATTTCTTGCTAGTATGAACTCATTAAAAAGTATAAAAGATGCTAAAGACCCGGCTAGTATTAGAACTCAAGCAGCTTTAATAAGGTCTGCGGGGGATATGAGTACACTATTAGCAACAGGTAGATTCAACCCACAACTAGATACGTTAATAGCAGCAGGGGATAGAATCCAAGCAATGTTTGATAATGACGAACTTGGCGGTGGTTTGGCTGCAATAGAGAATGATTTAAAAAGAAGATTAGCAGACCTAAAAGCAATTAGAAAAGGCGTTCAATCTAAAAAGGGCACCCCCTAATGGCAGAAGTTATTGAAAGCCCCTTAGAGGAGCAACAGGAAGACAAGCCTGATAACCCTGTTGAATCCCCTGAGCCTGTTAAATACGACTATACTGGTATTTTTGATGACTATCAAATAGACCCGGTTGACGATGCGGTTAAACTAGATACAGGGGTTGTTATACCTAAAACAAACAGGGTAGTGGAATCTACCTTGTCTGGTATGGCAGGGGCTACGAATTATAAAGAAGTACAGACACTGGCAGAGTTCCGTGAAACAGTTATGCGGGATACGCTAGCACAGTCTGCTGCTTTTGCCAAGGGCGTAGACAATGCCCAATTTACGGATGCTTTTTCTATACTTACTTCTAAGGTAGCCCCACGTACTATCGGTGAAGCCACAAGTATGCTGATATCCGATAAGGCACACTCTAAGAAGGATAGAGCTAAGTTTGCAAGTAATGTTGATGTACACAATGTACGTAAAGGACTAGAAGAGAATACAGCAGCAGTACTAGATATTCCAGATACTCAAGATGTATTTAAGAGTAAGAGTGCTGTAGCTACGGTTGCTTTAGAAGAACTTAGTGGTGTAACACAGACAGAAGAATCCAGCTTACAACAATTTGTAGACTGGTTATTTTCAGATAAATCCGCTGCTGAAAAAGGTAAGGAAGGTACAGAATTTATTAACCCTATTGGGATGGAAGACCCCGAAGGGATGGATATTGACGTATGGCAGTCTGTTAAGGACATTTTTACCGGAGAGTTTGACTCAGACGAATTTGATAAAAAGATGACCTCTAACTACGGTGAGGACTGGGGTACACGGTTCGGAGCTTGGATGGTTAAAGAGGTGGGTATTGATGCTGGTCTTTTATATTTGTCATTTTTTATTCCACCACTAGGAGCAGCGTTAGCGTTTGGTAAAGCTACACGCCTAGCACGGTTTGGTGCAGCAGTAGGCAGGGCTATGGTAGTAGGTGCTGGTGGTACGGCAGCACAGTATGGACAGGATCAGGTTATAGGGAGAGAAACTAACTATGCTACTGAGTTTGCCTTACGTGCTGGCGGCTATGGTGCTGGTGAGGCTTTGGCTTTAGGTGGTAAGGCCCTATACAATAAAGTGTTTAGCAGAACAATGGATGAGTCTGTAGCCAAGTTAGCAGCAGAGAACGGTGAGAAGACTCTATCTAAAGCAGATGTGCAGAAGGCATTGGATATACGATCAGATGCACCATCTCCTGTAGCGTCACTAGTAGAGCATAACCTAATAGCAGACGTACAAAACTACTCCAAGACTATGATGGATGTAGCTGATGGTGTTAGGGCCAAAGCTGATGCCCAAGATGAGATTATGAAGGGGCTGGCTAACATGATTGGCCGTAGCCCTGGCGAAGTCACAAACATGGAGTTTGACGCTATACTACCTGCATTGGTTAAGTTTAGTGATGCTGCTATGGATCAGACTATGAAGAACCAAACAGCAGTTACGCACGGGACTGGCTATCGGTTGCTTACAGAGTTTACCGAAGAAGCTAAGGCTATGCGTAATATCACAGACTACCATTTCTCTAACAATAAGTTAACCTTCCGAGAGAACATGGAAGGTGCGGCAAAGCAGCTTGATAACTGGGTTACTGGCGCTATGCGGTCTATGCGTATAGTAGAGCCGGGTAACGTAGCAGAAGAAGCAGCCACAAACTGGCTACGTACCAGGAACTTTAATGCTCGTATTGCTAATGGTTTCGAGAAGATGTACAAGGAAACCTTTAGAGGTGTGTCTAGCAAAGAAAAGGATACACTCTATCAGATACTTGCCGCAGGAGATAGCAAAGGGCAGATATTTGATCTTAACAGGGTTGTGCCTAAAGGTATAGACCCTAAAGCTATTACCCCTGCTGTAAAAAAAGCCTATGCTAAGTTCAGGTTTATGGATGACCTAGCATTTGAGATACATGATGCAAACTTAGTTGCTTCCGCTAAGGGTAAGGTTAAAGTACTTTCTGATGGTACGTATGTACAGAAAGTATCTACCAGCGGTAAAAAAGTAGAGTACAAAGCGTTTAACCGTGATGAGTTACGAGTAGACCCTAAAAGTAAGTTTGACCCTATGGATGCAACAAAGTTCGATGCTTTAGATGATCCTACGTCTATTATTAATTATCGGCCAGGGCACTTACCACAGGGATACGATGCAGCACGTTACTCCGTAGTCGTGTATGATCCTAAGACACAAATAGCCACAAGGGAAGCATTGTTCCAACGGTCTAAAGAGGCTGAAGCCTACAGAGTAGCACGAGAAGCAGCTAAAGAGAAAACTGGCTCTGGTGAGGTTATTCTATACATTATGAACGGTGCTGACACTGGCGCAGGTGGTATGCGTTATAGTGCTATGACTCGTAATGTATTAGCAGGTTTACCTAAAGACCAACGTGAGTCTGTAAAAGCAGCTTTAAAAGCCGCTAAAGTAGACGATGAAAATATAGGTGCTTTGTTAGATATTAACTTCAAGCCTATGTTCGCATCTACAGCCAAGTCTCGTAAGATGGTCCCTACGGCTGTAACAGAAGACGCTAAAAAACTACGTTTAGAAATGGCTAATTATAAGCCCGGTAGTGCTAAATATAAGAGCCTAGCGGGTCAGTTAAAGGCCATGCGTAAGGATCAGCTACTTCCTGATGACCAGCAGTACCTAAACTACTTACAGTCTATTGCGAATGAGAGTGGTGAAGCACATTGGCGTTCTTTCTCTGGGGAGCAGTTTCTTAAGCGATACAGCAATATTCTAAACGCTTCAGTAGACCCTTTAAATATCACAAACGCTAGCTTTAAAAGTGGTGTATCTACAATAGAAAAAGAGGCGGCTATACGTCACTCTAAGTGGCTTAAACGATCTATTAAAGACAAGACTTATGTTGAAGAAGTATACGACAACGTACTGCAAGGCTTGACTGAGCGTATGGCAGAAAGGGCACAGTCTGGTAGTCGTGTATATGGCTTACTGTCAAGGGCACTAGACGTTACTCCTACAGCACAAAATGTAATCGGTGGTGCAAGATACTACCTCGGTGCACTGCCTAAACTACTGTTCTTCAACACTGCACAAACTATTGTACAGGGTGCCCAGGCTGTAGGTTCTATAGGCTTTGGTGCTGTTACACGTAATCCTATAGCTCTTATGCGGGATATGAGTAGAATCCCAGAAATGGCGTTTATGCACGCTACAATGCGTATGCGTGGCAGTATACCGAAAGCATTTGCTAACAGTGAAACAGGTAAGATATACAAAGAACTTGTACAGTCAGGATATGCTGCTGATCTAAACCAAGCTGATATTATCTTTGGTGCTAAAAGTGCTACAAACCCGTCTGCATTTAGACGTGGACTGAACAAAAGTATACAAGGTCTAAAGACTGCCGGTGCAGCCCCATTTAAGTTAGGTGAGGGAATTAACCGAGTAACTGCATTTGTTATGGTAAGGCAGCAGCTAGCTAAGCAGATTAGAGATGGTGCAGAGGTACTAGGCATCAATGGTGTACGGCTGAAGCCTACTGACATTGGTGGTGAGTCCTTTCGTGCTGCTGTACTAGAGAAGGCATCTACACTAGCTCTTAACATGGGCAAGGCAGGACAGCTAGAAGCTATGACAGGTGCAGGGTCGGTGCTGCTACAGTTTAAACAGGTACTACCTAAGCAGATATCTCTATTCAATAGCACTGCACTGACAGGTGTAGAAAAGCTAGGCACAGGAGCAGCTTTAATAGGTGCGTTTGGTGTAGGTGCTGTACCGCTAGCCTATGATGCTATGAGACTAGCAGACTTGTTTGGGGATGAAGATGATCCTATGGGCAAGATGCAAGCTACTCAATTTGCAAGAGACACTGCTATGCACATAGGTAATATGACAGAAGAGGTTACCAACGGCCTTGTGTCTAGCAAAGCTATGCAGAGGTTCTTAGCGTATGGTGCTATATCCGCAGCTACAGATGGAGAGATCAACGTAGCTAACCGTGTTGCTTTGGGAGCGTTCTTGTCAGATACATTCGATGTGCAAGGCCCAGAGGATATGATCGTCAGCCTTGCTGTGCTAAATGATTACCTAACTCTAGCAGACAAGCTAGGTGTTCAACTTAACCCCATAAAATACGTTAGCTTCATGGGCGACGTACTAAATGGAGAAGATGCTAAGGTGGCGTTTGGCAAGCTAATGGGTGAGGATAGCGTAGGGTACAAGGTGTTAAACAGCCAGGACTTTGTATTTCAGTCAGCAGCCTTGCAAGCTGTACGGGAAGTGGGTAAAGTGTACTCGGCAGCAGGGTCTATATCCAGAGCATTAGACGCATCATACTTAGGCATTACAGACCCAGATGCGTTTCTAAACTCACCATATGCAGAAGGCTACTATCGTACTTCTAACCTACGTCCACTAGGTGTTATGGCTACCCCTCGTAGTCAGTTAATGCAGGTACTAGGTATTACATCAGGGAGGGTCGTAGAAGCGTACAGTAAAGAAGACCTACAACGTAGATTACGTAGAGGTATTACCGACTACGGTAAACGTATGGTGCAGAAGATTAAAGACACAGGCATGAGTGAGGAAATCATGCGGCGTTTAACCACAGAGTCAATGTTAGTGTTAAGTGAAGCTAGAAAGTTTGCAGAGAACAATGGCCTTGATGATGTGCAAATACCACGAGAAACTAAATTTATGCAGAACAAGATATTAAGTTACATGCTTAAACTTGCAGAACAAAATACTGGAGAATAACAAATGAGTGATCGTCCTACAATCACCACTCTCCCCGCTGGTGCACGGTACGACACGTCAATCCTGAATAATAACTTTCAGGCACTACGTGATGCGTTCGATAACTTGATGGGGAGAAGTGGAACATCAGGAAGTAATAACGCAGCTACGGGTGACATGGATATGAACTCCAAGTCTATTCGTAATGTAGATAAAATTTTTAACACTTCTGGTACAGATATTACTGGTGGTACACAAGTTGACTATGCCGCAGAATGGGCTAATAAAGCCGTAAATAACCTTGTAAGTACTGCTGCTGGTGGGGATGGAGTAGATGATTACTCAGCCCTTCATCAAGCCACACAGGCTGCTACAAGTGCTACAGCGGCAGCAACATCAGCAACTAATGCAGCTAGTTCTGCTACTACAGCAGCGGGGGAAGCATCAGCGGTTGCTCCTAAATATACTTTTTCAACAACAACTAGTATGGCTGATCCTGGGGCTGGTATACTTCGTTATAATCATGGTACTGTAGCATCAGTTACTGCAATAGCTATAGACGATACTACAGCCGATACTGGTAATCCTGATATTGAAGCTTGGATAGCATCATGGGATGATAGCACTAGTACTATAAAAGGGCAGATACGTCTAGTAGAGCCGGGTACTCCTGCTAATTATGCTGTATTTAATATTACAGGTCTTACTAATAATTCTGGTTGGGTACAATTAGCTGTAACTCATGTTGATAGTAATGGGACATTTGGGGACACTGATAGTATTAGGGTTATCTTTAGTCGAGTAGGTGATAAAGGGGATACTGGTGCTACAGGTAGTGCTGCCTACCAAGGACTTGATTATACTTTCTCAACAACAACTACAGATAGTGATCCGGGTACAGGAGTTCTTAGATTAAATAACGGAACTCTTTCTAATGTTACTGCTATCTATATTGACGATAGCGATTCAAATAGTGCAGATGTTTCGGCATTTCTATTAACTTGGGATGATAGCACCAACACATCAAATAGGGGGTATGTACGTATTATAAAAACGTCTGCCCCTGCAAATTACGCTATCTATACTATAAGTGGGGCTTCAACCGATGCTTCTGGGTATGTTAAACTTGCTGTCACACACGTAAGCAGTAATGGAAGTTTTTCAGATTCAGATGCAATAGCTGTTTCGTTTACTCGAACAGGTAATGTAGGAGCTACTGGCCCTGTTGGAATTGGACTAGCTCTGGCATTAGGAGGTTAATATGGCAGACACACTTACTGGCAAGGGATACGCCATCACGAACAGCAACGCTACTGCACTTTCGGCTGGCGGATCAGAGACAATAACAATTATTGGTTGTACAATCGCTAACAAACACGCAACAGATGCGTGTTGGGTATCGGTCACGGTTAATCGCACAGGCGGTGGTGTAGACACGAAACTCGTTAACCAGATTAGCATCCCCATAAACGATAGCTTGGATATTCTCCAAGGTAAGGTTGTTCTTAATTCAAATGACGCTCTCGAAATGCAAGCAGAAGCGGACAGCAAATTAGATGCAACTTTAAGCTATCTAGTACAAACATAATGGAGTAGATGATGTCAGCGTTTCTAACAGGTAATATAACAAACGTACAAGCATCACAGATAATTGACGGCGCTATAACGACGGCAAAGATTGCAGCTTCAGCCGTGACGGCAGAAAAAACGTCAGGTTTGCCAGTGGATAAAGACATTCGCGCACTGGCTTTGGAAGTTGCCGACCTTCGCGGCATTGCGTTGAATTTTCCAAACGGTCAAGCTGATGCTTTTGACAGTGACACCTTAGCGACCAAAACGAACGCAACGTATGATGCTAGTTCTGACTATTACCACAATCCCGGCACAGGATATACGGATAGCTTTATTACGCCTAGTCTGACGTACACTGCTGGATCAGGCGATGTCACCAATCTTGCAAATCTTGCTGACGATAACACTAGCACTGAAGCTGGTTTTAACGTACCACTGCCCAACAATTCCGTTTTTTTTACGGTTGATGTCGGCAGTGGCGTTACAAAAACTGCAACCAAAATGTCTATTCATTGGATGGACCATTCCGATATTGCCAATTATATACTGGGCGTGAAGGTCGAAGGGTCAAATAATAATTCTGACTTTACGTCGTTAATTGATGAAAGCACTGGAGCAACTGGTAACGCGACTAAAGATTATACTTGGAGCAACTCCACCGCTTACAGATATTATAAGATTACGGTTAAAAGTAAGAACACCTCAAGTGGCGCTGCTAACGGAAATATTAAAGAATTAGATATGTTCGAAACTGCCACCACTCAAAACATGACGTTAATTAACAATGCTTTAACCGCAGCTTCTGCACCGTCAAAAGGTTTCATTACTGTACAGGCCGACCCCGTCGATTCGGTAAGTGCAAATACCGACATCAAGGCCGAGATCAGCAGAGATAATGGGTCAAATTGGACATTTGTAACACTAGCTGAAGGGTCAACAAACAGTAACTTTATCAACTATGAAGGTTCTGTTGATATTTCAGGACAGCCTAGTGGTACTTCTATAAAGTATAGAGTTACAACTTTGAACACTAAAGAAATTCGCGTGTCAGGCGTGGTATTAAGGTG